GTTCTCCCAGGAACCCTGATTGTTCGCCTGCGAGTCCTCAGAGCCTTGCAGGCCGACCTTGACCTCGTACTCGCCTTTCGGCACATCGTACTCGTAGGTGAATCCTTTCTCGTCAGGCGTTGAGCCTGTTACGCCGTGGGTGTCGATTGTCCAGTCAACAGTGTTGATTTTGCGGTAGGCGACGTAGATGGTTACAGTCTCGCTGGAATAGCTGCCGTTGTTCTTCATGTGGTACAGCCCCGACGGGAAATTAATGGAGACCTGGAAATGCGTGATGGGCTTCCCGATAGGCTGAGGGCGGTAGGCGTAGGGGGTATAGCCCTTGTAGTCAGTAATCTCCGATTTTGGTTTGTGGACAAGGGCGATGTCAGCAGTGTGGCCGACACCGTCAGGGCCTCCGACATTGGACGTGTTCGGATTGTTGACAATGGCATCCCCAACAGACAAAGTTTCCAACCATTCTACATAAAGATCGTCAAACCCCCACTGCGGCTGGGCGAGAATGTCTGTTTTCAGGGTTCCTACTGTCCAATGGTTGCCATGAGTATTTTCTACGTCGGTGTACCATAAGTAATTTGCGGCGACCCACAGCCTTAAACCGCTTATGCCGCCCCAATACCTGATGACACGCATTTCGTTCGATGTGCCTGAGTATTCGGGCAGAGTGATGTCGCATTTGACATAGTCAAGCCATTTTTTATCGCCGAAGTACAGGTCGCCCGTAAGCGTAAAATGTTCTTTGTCAGGCACGCCAGAGTCTGTCGAGGACTGGGAAACGCTGATGCCTGTAAAGCTGTATTCCGGGATTTTGTGGTACGGAACAGCGATAAGCGGATAAATCCATCTGTAAGCATTGCCGTTGTGGGTATGGGTCAGAGGAATATTGCGTTTCTCATAGCTTGTGATGCGCAGGTATCTGTCATCCGGGTTATCCTCCGCCGAATCGGTATGTATCACGAACGACACATCAAATACCGGATATTTGCCGTCAACCATGTCAGAGCCATGACCATGAGCGGTTACAGTAATATCAGTCTCCGAGCCGTAGCGGTACAGCTCAACCTTGCTGATAAGCTGTGACGGCATGGCGGCATAGTATGGTATGGTGCAGCGGGTTACGGCATCGGCAGGGGCGTCGCCTGTGATAATGTCGTCTGAGCAGGAACAGTAAAATATGCCGCCGGCCCACATCAGCTCCCATTTCCTGAAATGAGTATCGTCCAGCTTTTCGTAATGCGTTATGGCAATCTGATAGTAGTTCTGCGGCGTGTCTGTCCAGTAGCCGCCACAACCTTCGGCAACGCACTTTTGGGAAGTAGTTTCCATTCCCCATGGGTTCTTAATCACAGCGTTGCAGACAGGCTCTGACTCCTTCAGCACAAAGACATCACCCTCGGACGGGAGCGAACCGTTAACCGTCCCGGTTCCCTTTTCCCATTCGAACATCACTCCCCTGAAGGACAGGGTGAGCACGCCCTTTGTCGATGATATGCCAAAGTCGTTGCCGCTGTCCGTTACGCTCTGAATTTCCTTCTTCGCATTCAGCTGTATCCCCTGCACATCAGGGGAGTTGTACCAGTTCTTGTACGGCGCGAGGTTGTAGGTGTAGTCCTCGTCCTCGGTCTGCAAGCCGGTCACATCGTCCCTGACGACAAGCTTGCCGTTTTCGGTATACATTGAGTATGCCGTAGTGCCTGAGCCTGTAATCATCAGATCCCTGATCTTCTCGCCGGGATCGTAGTACCTGACGAAGGACTTTCCGGCAAGCGACTCGCGCGGGATGTTGCCGATGTATGTGCCGGAGATGTCGAACCAGCCGATGCCGAGGCTGAGCAGCAGAGTCTCATACTTCTTGTTGTTGAGGTAGAAGCTGTGCCTTTCGTTGAGGTAGTCGGGGAAACGCTTCATGTAGCCGAACTGCTGGGGAATGGGGCTGAGAAGTTTCGCCTTGTTCGCCTGAATGTTCGGATCGTAGATTGACGAGCCTGCGTTCTGGTCGTTGGCGTTCTGCTTTTTCTTCATCCTCGACATCATAACGGCGGCGGCCACAGCGACAGCGACGGCGATAATCGCCATTATGATGAACGAGACGCCGTAATCGCAGGGCTGGAGGTGAATCGTGAGCCTTCTGTGACCTGCCAGCATCGAGCGGCGGTCAGCCGGAGCGCCGTCAAGCTCAAAGGTGAGCGGCAGATCCTTCTTCATGTCCGGCGCGCACTCGGCAAGGAGGTCGGCGATGGTCATGGCCTCGCCGTCGTACTCCTTGCTCTCGATGATGCAGTCAGTGCCGGAGGCGTAAATGTCGACAATCATAAAAGCTCCTCAGCCTGGAACCAGGCTTTGTGCCACGGCAGGCTGTCAGCAAGCTGGCACCCGAAGCGGCTGTCGTGTAAAAATTTCCCGTGGATGTAAATGCCGGAGTGGAAGATTCCCATGCCCGACACGAGCCCGAAGATGCAGATGTCCTGCGGCTCCGCAATCTGCCGGATGTGCGCAAGCTCCGGAGGAGTGTTGAGAGCCTCCTGCCTGCTCAGCGACAGGAACCCCGGGAACTCAACTCCGAAACGCTCATGGTAGAACCAGCGGCAGAACCCCCAGCAGTCAAGGAAGGGGAACTCCCTGCCGCCGAGCCTGTACCGCACATGCGTCAGCGCGAAGTTGACGAGGTCAGTCTCAGAGCTGGTTCGCATACTTCAGCCCCGGCGCAATCTGCGCGGTGTACATGATGGCAGGGTACTTGCTGTTGATGAGGTCGCCGAACGAGCAGGAGAAGGCGGTGTCGTCCTTTCCCACCTCCACGGACTCAACGTACAAAGTCAATGACGACAGCAGCTCGCCGAGGTTCTTGCCTTTCTCCGCAGGGCGATCCCACTGCTCAAGCGTGACGAATACCGGATAGCGGCTCTTCGCGTAGTAGTCACAGAGGCTCATTATCGACTGGGAGTTGTTCTGAATCGAGATGCTGAGGCTCACGTTGCCGTCATTCGACGCCTTCGGCATGGAGAGCGAGAACACGCAGGGGATGTATCGGCTGTCATTGTCCGCCATGTCGAGCGCGTTCGCGAGGATGAGGCGGAACTGAAGCTCCTTTTTGTTCTGCCAGCACTCCTGAACCTGCGACTCGACGAGCGATGACGCGGAGTCGGCGACAAAGGCAGCCTTCGCCTTGTCGGAGTATCCGAGCCGCCGCAGGTCGTCAGCGGACGCCTTCTGATGGTTGGTAAAGGTGAGAGTCAGCACAGGCAGGTAGTCGCCCGTTGCGTTCAGCACATCAAGCTTCACAGATAGTCCTCCGAATGGATTTTCATGGTAACGTTCCACCATGTGTCCTGCGCATCCCTGTGATGCAGGGCGGCGGACATGCCCGTCAGCACCCCGCACTGCTTCGGCAGGGCGATGAGCGATGAGAAGTCGAAGGTGAAAGGCAGCGTGCCCTCGCCTAAATCGTTTATGTACCAGCCGATGAGCCGGAGGTAGTCCGCGGAGTTGAGCAGGAATTTCAGGCTGATGTCGCGGCAGTCCGCCGAGTTCTGCACCTCGCGGTACAGGCCGCCCTGAGCGGCAACAGGCTTCTCGGAGACCGAGAAGGACTGCTGGAGCGGGTAAATCCCGGAGGGGAACTCCTTCACGCCATGAAACGCGTTCAGGAGCGGCGAGCACCACAGGCAGGCAAGCTTCATCGAGACGTTCCACCAGTCGCCCTGCGGAGTGCGCATTTTGAGCGTCTTTGACATCTCGCCGGTCAGCCCCTGGTACACCAGCTGGCCGCAGTCGTCCGGCAGGAAATGCAGGGTGCCGTTCCATGTGGTCGTAAACGGGCTGAGGATGCCGAAGGTATCGAGGTACCTGAGCTGGTTGAAGCGGTAGACTTTGTCAGCTGAATCCCATGCGCAGACTTCCACAGTCCTGCCGAAGCGGTCGGTGAGCGATGAGACATAATCGCTCTGGACATTCGAGCCGATGAGGAACTTTGCGGTTATCTGCACCGGCGCGCCTGATGTCACCAGCCGGTTGCGGTACCTGCCGGAGTAGAACTTCGACACAACCTGATTCGGTTTGAAGTCGACCGTGAAGCCGCTCTGAAGCGGAGTCAGCGCGAACCTCGGGAATGAGAATCTGAATTTCATGCGCCTACCCTCTTCGTGCCGTAATAGCGCTCAAGCGCGCCGCTCATCTTCCCGCCGTTCCGGATCTGCGAGACGAAAAGGTTGATGATGTGCTCATCCTCGGTCTCGGTCTCCTCGGTCTCCCCGGCGCGCTCGCTGCTCTCGATGAGGTTGACGGTCGTCTGAGGCCTTGCCGCGTTCCTCATCATGTCAGCAGTCTGCACGCGCGACTGAACCGAGACGCCCGTCGTGCCTCCGGAAATCAGCTCCGCGCCTTTCTCGCCGACAATGCCGAGCTCTCCCGGCTTGATGACGCCTCCGGTGTCGTGCATTGAAACGCTCATGACCTGCGAGATGATGCCGGCCGTCATGGCGACGGCGGCGGCGTAGTTCGCAAGCGCGTCGTACCATGTCGCCGAAGTGCCCAAAGCTTTTGCCCACGCCGCGTAGCAGTTGAGCATCGCGGAGGCGACCGCGAAGGACTTTTGGATCGCGAATGCCGCGCGCGCGTCTCCGCCCGTCGCTGTGATGGCGTCGCCGATATTGCCGAATGCCGAGGCGATCCCATTGAGCATGGTCTCGTAGCCCTGAAGCTCCTTCTGGTCAATGCCGAGCATCTGCCCGAGCGAGGAGAACTTGTTCTTCGCGTCTCCGCCCTTCTCCGCCTTGCTCTTCACCTGTCCCTTCTCGTCGAAGAGGTACTGGTCTTTCAGAGCCTGCTTCGCCTTCTGGAACTCGTCCTCGAGAATGAGCTTCTCGTCATACTCCTTCTGAAGCTCCTCGAGCTCCTTCGTGTACGCGAGCTGCGCCTGCTCCTGCTCAGTGCCGTAGGCATTGATGAGGTTCTCATGAGCCTTTGTGCGGAGCGCCTCAATCTCGGCGTTCTTGTTCTCCTCGAGAAGCACCTCAAGGGCGTTGCGCTTCTCCGCCGACACGGTCTTGAGCGCGTCAAGCTCGTCCTGCTTCGCCTGATAGCGCGCGTTAATCTGCTCGACGTCTGACAGCTGCTTCTGCTTTGCGGCGGTCTCCGCCTTGAGCATGGCCTCGTACTTCTTCAGCTCAGTGTCCGCGGCTGATGTGCCGGAGGACTTCGACGATGACGACGCGGCGGCAGGCGCGAGCATCGAGGAGCGCGTGGCCTTGCCGGAGATCTTCGTGGCCTCAGCCTCGGCTGACCGTGCTTTCTTCTTCGCCTCGTCAACCTTCGCGAAGTACGCCATCGCCGCCTGCTGGCCTTTCTCCCATGCGCCGGAGGTTGCCGCCTCGAGAGACACGCCCGTCGCCGCCGCGGATTTTTTGACGTCCGAGAAAACCGCCTTCATGACGGTTCCGGTCTGCATTGCCTCCATCTCGGGCACCGTGGTCATGCTCGAGAGAGTCTCTTTCACGCCGTCAAAATCAAGAGATTTGACGGCAGAGCCGAGCTCCACCAGCTTGTGGGCGGTACTGCCGATGCGGTCTCCGAGGTAGCCGAAGAGCGTTACCGCGTCATGGACGACAGCGCGCACAAGGGCGATGAAGCCGCCTACCGACTTGCCGACAGCATCAAAGACGCCGATGGCGGTTGCCTCGAAGTTGGTCAGCACCTCGTTGATGAGCGTAAAGCCCGCGACAGCGCCTCCGGCAAGCTCGTCAAAGGCACTGAGCGTCGTTGACGCGTCCTCCTCCACGCTGCCGAAACAGTCTTCGGAAGCCGCGGCGACCTCAGACGTCCATGACTGGAACATGACGGTGAAGGTGTTGACGGTCTCGCGGAGGGTGATGAAGATTCCGTTGTTCTTGTCGAGGGCGTCGTTCAGCGAATTGATTGCCGAGATGATGGCAGAGCCGAACGCGCCGTCGGTTGAAAGGAAAGACGCGGAGAGTTCGGCGAACGTGCCGCCCAGCCGGTCGAGGGCGGTGCTGATGTTCTGAGTCTGGTTCTGGAAGTCGGCGAACTTTGTGTTCCCGAGGGCGACGAGGTACGCCTCAAGGGCGGCCTGAGTGTTGGCAATCTTCGTTGTCTGGCCGTCGTAGGTCATCTCGATCTCATTGCCGACCTGCTTCGCCGTGATGCCGAGCTCGCGGAAAGACGTGAGCCTGCCGTTGGCGAAGCCCTTCATCTTGTCCGCAAGCTGGTCAATGCTCATGCCGCTTGCGTTAGCTACGCCGATGAGGCTCTTGAGCGAATCGCGCGTGTAGTCGAAGCCTGAGGTTACGAGCGCACGGACAGCTGACGCCATCTGCTGCTCGGTCGCTCCGGTCTCGTTATGCAGATCCTTGAACTCCTGCACGACGGGCAGGGCGGACTCATAGGAGCCTGTCAGCCCCTTG